TGGGCAACGGGGGTTCGAATCCCTCATCGCCCACTTTCCCGCAGTCATTGCAAACATTGGGGTCCGGGCGCGTAGAGGAGCCCGGACGGCGCGTCCTGACCATATTTTGACCATGTCCGGTCGCCCGCCATATCCACGGTCGCGTCGATGACCCGCGCGACATCATCGAGGTCGGAATCGAAAAGGTCGGCGTACACGTCCAGGGTCATGCTCGCCTGCCGGTGCCCGAGCATCCGCTGCAGCGCCTTGACATTCGCCCCGGCATGCACGGCGATGCTCGCCGCCGTGTGCCTCAGGTCGTGCGGCGGGAGCGGCTCCACCCCGGCGCGCAGGCATGCGCTGACGAACCACGTGCGGTTCGCGCGGTATGCGTGCCCGCCGCGCTTCTCGACGCCTTTCCCGCTCGCGCTCTGGTTGCGTGGCGGCTTGCCGTCCGGGCCGCGGAAAGCGAAGTCTCCGGCCTGCTTGTCCTTGGTCGCCTGGAGCAGTGCGTCGCCGACGATGCGCGGCATCGGGACATCGCGCATCTCATGCGATTTCGGTGTCGTCTCGACCCATTCGCCGCCGATCCGCGTCACATTCCGGCGCACGTGGATGCGCTGCCTGGCGAAGTCGATGTCCTCGACCTTGAGTCCGCACATCTCACCCCAGCGGAGTCCGCAGAATCCGAGCAGGAGCACGATGGCCCGCTTTGAGTCCGGCTGGATTCTGGCGTGCCCGGCCTCGTCGGCGACGGCGAGGAGCTGGTCGACGGTGAGGTATCGGTGCAGGCGTCGCCCTTCGCGCCTGGGCAGGATGATGTCGTCGGCCGGTGACCTGCTGATCCGGTGGTCTTTGACCGCCGTGTCGCAGATTCCTTTGATGACTCCGTAGATTTTGCTCACCGTGGATGGTGAGAGTAACGTCGCCTTGCCGGAAATGTACGCTTGGATCTCGGCGTGTGCGAGCGTGCGGATCATCCGTTCCCCGTATTCACGCTCGATGTGGGTGCGCCAGATGCGCTCGTCGGTCGCGATGGTGGATGCCTTGAGCGCCGGTCTTCGTGCGTCCATCCATTGCGCGTAGATCTGCCCGACTGTCATCGCCCCGGCTTCGCGTGTGACGAATGTCCCGTCGATTTTTGCTGAGTTGACGTGTGCGTCGCCCCACTGTTGCGCGTCCATTTTTCGTTGGAATCCGCGTTTGGTCGTGGCCTTGCCATCAGGCTGGATGTATCTGACGCGGTACCGCTTGCCTTTTTTGGTCTGATATGAGTCGATTGAATATGCCATGTGCTCTCCCTGTCATCACAATCCTATCGGCGTGGTGGATCAACAAGCGCGGCGGCGGCCTCGAGCCGACTGCCGCCAGTCTCAGTCGGGTGCTCGGGGTCAGTCTTGACGATTTATGGCATGGCTTAGACTAGGTCCTCCGAAAACGCGAAAACGCCCCGCACTCCTCGATATGAGGGTGCGGGGCGTTTCGTTAGTGAAATGTCACGAGAAAACAGTGGGTTTCACGTTTTTCGGCGGTTTCAGATGTTTTTCACGCGGCGTTTCCGTGTTTTCGTCCGGTTTCGCGCTGGCGTTGCTTGCGCCGATGAGCGCGCCGACGAAAGTCGAAATAGCGGTGATGGTGCTGATGACTGCCGTCAAGTGCGGCCAGCCCCATGCGGTGCCGACTGCGCCGACCAGTGTGGCCAGTGCCGGCAGGACGATGAGCGCAACCCACTTGAGTGTCCGGTACGCCTTGTCAGGCAGGAGATAATCCATCGGGAATCCTTCCTATTTAGAATCTGCCTTGGTTGAGGGCGATCTGCAAGGCGAGTGCTGTTTGCGGGCCGAGGATGCCGTCCACGCGGACACCGAGACGACGTTGCATCGCCCTGATGGTCTGCGGGCCGAGAAGCCCGTCCACGCGCACGCCGAGCTTCCGCTGGACGGCGCGGATGAGCGTCGACCCTTGATGCCGACCGTAGGAGACGCTGTACAGGCTCGGACGGTAGCCGACCCTGTACTGTCCGCTGATGACCCCATCGACCGGGGTTCCCATGACGCGCTGCCATTGGCTGACGGTCTCGACGCCGATTCTGCCGTCCATGCGGATGACAGGCTTGGGCGTCAGCTGCCGGCTGGCCGGTGCGCTTGGCTTCGGGGCCGGTATCACCGTGCCCGTACTGCCGGGGCCGCCGCGGGCGTAGGCGTCCCACGCCGCGCCGTCGCCGTAGAAGATGTTGAGGTCAAGTCGCCCGGAGTAGCCTGCGAGCACGCCCTCCGAGGCGTACTGTCGCATCGCCTCGTTGAACTTGCCGCCGTGCCACGGCTGGGACTGCCAGCCGGTCGGATTCATCGTCACGTAAGCGGCGGGCCAGATGGCACAGTTCGCGCGCACATCGCTCGGAATCTTACCCACGCCGGACTCCGGGATGTAGATGACCGGCCACACGCCCGTCACCGCGTGGACACGGTTCACGAACGTGCGAATCCAATCACCGGCACCGCTCGTGTAGTAGACCTTGTTGCCGCCCATCTCGAAATCCAAGGCGAGCAGCGCCTGTCCACGCCACCCGCCCAGGGCGGCGATGAAGAAATCAGCCTCAGCCACCGGGTCGCCGCCGGCCGCGTAATGGTATGCGCCGATTTTCTTGCCGCGATTCTGCGCGCACGTCAACTGGGCCGCTGACTTCGGGTTGCGATACCCGGTTCCCTGGGTGAGCTTGACGACCGCGAAATCATAATCCCTGACGGCGCACGTCACGTCGGCCGTCTGCCAGCTTGACGTGTCGATGCCGTTGAGTGCGGCCATCGCGTCAGGCGCGGCGATCAGGCTCAAGATGATCGTGATGATGACGGCGAGCGGGCCGGCCCGCCGGAATGCGTGGATGCGCATGATTCTAATCCTCCTCCTCTGTTGTTGGTGTAATGGTGTCACGGAGCAGGTCGGGCAGGTGCGGCTTCGGATGCTCGTCAGCCCACCGCGCGCCAAGCAGCCCGCTCCGGCACAATTCGTCAAGCCAATGATTCTGGGCCCTGATGTACCCCGTCGCGGCGAACAGCTTCTCCTGCTGGCGCTCCAGATGCGCGATCTGCTTTTCCTGTGCGTCGACCTGCTCGCGTAGCGGGGCGATGACCTGGTCGGTCAGGATGCTGACCGCTTCCTTCGCGGCCTGCGCGGACAGGCTGTCCGATTCCGCGGTCGACTTTCGGCGTCCGGCAAGACTTGTGATCATCCCGCCGATGCCTCCGCCGCCGACCAAGGCGAGCAGGAGGCTTGACCAGAATTCTGTGCTGGACACGAGGTCCGCGAAAGGATGCAAGATCCACTCCTTAGATGACCTTGGGCATGGTGTCCCCATTGAAATAATTTGCCGGTAGCTTGTAACCGGTCAGCGCCTCCCATTGAGACACGTCGACGCATACGCCGTTGAGGATGCGTATTTGGTCGCAGCCGCTGCTGGATCGCGCCACCTCCGCCGCCTGGAGGGTCAGCCGATGTGCGGCATCGTGTCCCCGTTGTAATAGGCGAGGCCGTATCCGGCGAGTTTCTGCCAGTCGGTTTTGGTGCAGAGCAACGGTTGCGACCACCACACGCCGACCGACTTGTCGATGATCGTGTACATCCGGTATTCGAGCCGTGTCGTGTTCGCGGGCACCGTCCACTCCAACGTGATCGGCTGCGATGAGGAGTCTTTCACAATCCCGTAATTGCCGGTGCCGAGCGGGTTGTTCGACTGGTCGAAGGCTGCGAGCACGAGGGTACGCGACTGGTAGAGGTTGCTGGTGAGGCCGGAGCATCGGGCGGCGGCGATGACCGTCTTGCCGGCCAAACCGGTGCAATCCGTTTCCAGCATCACGTAAGCGCTGGGCGGGTTGAGGGTCGTGTCCTTGCACTGCAAATTCAGGCTCCAGCTTTTCGACTGCGGGTTGAGGTCGAATCCCGGTGCGCCTGGTGTGTTGAGGATGACGCTGTTGTGGAGTTCGATACCGGCGTTCTGGTTCAAACGCGGATTCAATATGAGGTTTCGGACGGTCATGCGACCACCTCGAAACCGTTGCGGCTAACCGACTTTCGGCATGGTGTCGCCGTTGAACATTGCCGGCGTCCCCCCCCACTCACTGCCGCATCATACGTGGACGCGAGTTCCAACTGCACGTTTTTCACCAGCACGTCGCCATCAGTCGCGCCGGTGAACTGCACTCGTATCACACCGTTATCCGGCACTACGGTTCTGATGTCGAAACCGTTCGCCGACTGTTGCACCGGCTGGTATGCCAGCAGCTGCTCTTTGCCGTTGTCTAAGACCGAGACAAGTGCGGCAAGACGATTACTGCGGAAAGTTTTAGCGTAATTAGTGATGAACAACGCGTGGAAGACCACGGTCTCCCCAGACGGCAAACCAGTGGAATCGAAATCAATGAAACCGCCGTTCTGCGACTGTTTGATAGTGAGACTGCCATCACCGTTGTACACGAAAATCGCATCACCACTCAACGCGGCCTTGCCCCCGGTATCAGCGAACCGCGGGTTAAAGAAAAAATTAGTCCTCTGCATCTTGCTCCTTTGCCTGTAAGGCCGTGACCTGCGCTTGGAGGATCGCGATCCGGCGTGCTTGGACGCCAATCTGCTGTGTGAGATTGTCGATGACGGTTTCTGCGTCGACTTGTTGCGTGTCTGCCATGCTTGCCTCCCTGGTAATGGTCGGGCCAGGCCGTAAGCGGCCGGGCCCTTGTGTGTTCCGGTGTTCGTCGCCTAGTCGGCGGCGGTCATCGTGTCCACTCGTGTGACTTGCTTGAGCTGTGCCAGCGTCAACGTCTGCGAGATGTTGGTCTTGATGTCCGTGAGCGTCGCCTCGCCGCCGGACTGCGGGAAAGTCGCGAGCAGTCCGCGCTGGTAGTCACGCCAGGCTTCGGTCCCGTCCGCGTCCGTGCTTGACCATTCGAGACCGATGCGGCAGAGTTCGCGTTTCACGCTTTCCACGGGCGGGCGCAGGTCCAAAACCCCGTCCACGACCGGGCTGCCGGTTGCCGGTGAGGCCTCACTGTCGGCTGTCGTCGTTGTGTCTGTCATTTTTCCTCCTATTGTTGGGTTGTTTTCGGTTGCAGTGACGCATAGAATCCTTCGACCGCCGTGTCATAGGCCGAGGCCGCTTCGTCCTGCTGCATGACCGTGTCGACATCGGACAGGTCGACGCCCCGATAGGAGTCGACCTGCCCGGACTGGCTGTCATCGACCCCCAGTTGGAGCGTGTCCTTGTCCTCACTGGTCTCAGAGAGCCCGAGGAGTGTGCGCGTCCGGTTGTGCGCGGCGGTAAGCGGATCGTTGAGGACCGTTTCACCGTCGGCGGCGACCATGCTGACCGTGCTCGCGGTGTCGTTGAGCGCCGCTTGCAGCCCGTCGTATGCTCCGGTCCAAGCGGTCTCTCCGATCTGCCTGTCGATGAGGCCGGGGTCTTGGCTTTTCAGGACGGCCTTGACTGTTTCGGCCATGCTGGAGGTGCCCAGCAGCTGGCTCCAAGCTGCGAGCGCGTCCATGGACATGACCACGCCGCCAGGATCGTCCGGCTTGGTCGGGCGGATGATGAGATTCCCGTCCTCGAAAACGGTTTCCATTCGCTTCCTCCTTATCAAGTGAGCCATGCGATTGCATCAACCCACACGTCACCGGTGTATGCCGCGGTGCCGGCGTTGTATCCCATGACCTGGTATTGGCTGGCGTTGCCCGTGTTGAGCACGTGCATGAAGATGCTTCCCCAGCTGCAGTCGGCGTTGGCGACGGCATGGTATACGCCGTATTTCGCCGGGCTGAGGGCAACGGTTACGGGGTTGAGTGTGCCGCCTGCGGCGGTGGTCCCCCAGTAAGCCTTCCAATTATTGGTTTGGAAAGTTTGCTGCCCGGTGATGCCGCCGATTTTCCCGCCGAGATAGATGGCGCGTTTGAAAGCGTCCGCGCCGATCCCGACTTCCGTCACGCCGTCATCGCGTTTTGCCGTGACCCACGTGTTTGCGGTGTCGCCGCCATACGCATACGCGGTGAGGGACGCGGTTGCCCCGCTCCCGCCGATGCCTTTGAGATCGATGGAAGCGTAGCTTTTTTTCGTTGAGTCCGATTCCGTGTAGTCGGTGTTTGCGGAAATGGACGCACGGGATGTGATTCCGCTTCCGGTCGCTCCTTTACTGCGCGGCCATGATTGGAGGAAGAGCATCGCCGCTGGGTCATGGTCGGTTTTCCACCCGGAGATCATTGAAATTTCCGGCGCGTCTCCCAGGTCGCTGTTCGTGAAAACCCCGAAGATTTCCGGCGATGCCGCAAAATCATCGTCGAAGAATTTGATTGACTGGCCGGAAAGTGAGGTGGTGCCGCCGATGATTGACGCACTCGCTGCGGCGTTGATTTTGACTCGATTGCCGGTCGTGGACGTCTGGAAGCTGCCTGTCAGGACATTGTTCTTCCCTTCCCCGTCAAGGTAGACGGTCTTGTTGTGTGCGCTGTCCCACATCTGGAGTGCGGTCGAGTTGATCTTGATGCCCGTGTTCGCCGCTTCCGAGCTCTGGAAGACCGCGCCAGTGAAGATGTAGCCTTTGAATTGCCCGGCGGCGACCTTGTCGGACGTGATGGTGCCTGCGGCGATCTTCACCGCGGTCACGCTGTTGGCGGCGAGCTTGTCGGCGGTTATCGCGCCGGATACGATCTTGTCGGCGTTGACCGCGTTGGCGGCGATCTTGTCGGCGTTGACCGCGTTGGCGGCGAGCTTGTCGGTCGTGACAGCTCCCGAGACGATGTCCCCGGCCTGGATCTTGTGCACGTTGAGCAGCGCCACGGTCATGTCCTCCGTGACCTTCAGCTTCGCCGTGGTCACCGCGTTGGCGGCGAGCTTGTCGGTGCCGATGGCACCGGCTTGCACCTTGCCAGCCGTCACGCTGTTGGCGGCGAGCTTATCGGCGTTGACCGCGTTCGCGGCCAGCTTGTCAGCAGTCACCGCGCCGGACACGATGTTGCCCGCGTTGACACTGTCAGCGGCCAGCTTCCCGGCCGTTACGGCGAGCGACTGGATGCTCCGCGCGCTGACGCTGTTCGCAGCCAGTTTGTCCGCGGTCACCGCGTCGGCGACGAGTTTCGCGGTCGTGACCGCGTTCGCGGCGATCTTGTCCGCCGTGACCGCGTTCGCGGCCAGCTTGTCGGCCGTGACACTGTCCGCCGCGAGATGTTTCGCGGCGACGGTACCGGTGGCGATGACGTCGCGGGCGCTGATGTCAAGCCCGTTGAATCGCGTCCCGTCCCACACGAGGATGTCGATCACGTGATCGCTGAGCGGTATGAGGTCGGACGGGGAATTATCCCGTTCACCCTCCCACACGGTGTAGAAGTCCGCGAGGTCAGACGGGGAATTATCCCGTTCACCCTCCCAGCGCGTGAAAAACGCCTGGGTCTTCCACCATAGGTCACCCGGTTTGAGCCCGTCGTGCGTCGGTTCAGTCGCGCCGCGGTAGACGAGATTCTTCCCGTCCGCCGTGGTTTGCGCCTTGAGCGCGGCGGCCTGCGCCTGATTGGCTTGAGCCTGCGCATTGTCCGCCGTGGTCTGCGCCTTGTCGGCGGCCGACTGTGCGGTCTGTGCGGCTGACTTGGCGATCGCCGCCGTGTTGGCCGCGTCGGTCGCGGTCTTGTCCGTGACCGCGACCCATGCGCTGCCGCTCCACTTCTTCGGCGTGTTCGCGCCGCCCGTCGTATCAATCCACAGGGTCGTGGCTTTCCGCATTCCAGACACAGGCTCGGTGCCTTGGATGAGCACGTCGGCCTTGCCTGTGGCGATGCCTGCCGCATTCGCGGCGGCTGCCGACGCTTTCTGCGCGACGCCTGCCGCGTCAGTGGAGGATTGTGCAGCGCTGTCCGCGGTCGCCTTGGCTTGCGTCGCGACACTCGCGGCGTCGGACGCCTTGCCGGCTGCCGACTGGGCGGTTGACAGTGCCGTGGACGCATTCGATGCGGCTGTCGATGCGGTCGCGTTCGCGTCCTTGGCTGTCGCGTCAGCCGTGTTCGCGAGTGTCTGCGCATTCTCGGCCGTGTTCTGCGCGCTGGCTGCGGCCTTACTGGCGGCGTTGGCGACTGTCTGCGCATCCTGTGCGGCAGACCGTGCATCCGATGCAGCCGTACTGGCCGCGTCTGCCGTTGTTTTTGCCTGCTGTGCGGTGGACACTGCGGTGGACGCCGCGGACGATGCGGATGATGCCGTGCTCGCCGCGGCTGACGCAGTCGTACTGGCCGTGCTCGCCGCGGTTGATGCTGACTGCGCGCGTTTGACGGCATCAGCTGCGGCGGTTTTCGCCGCGTCGGCGACTGACTGCGCGGTGGACGCGGCTGTGGACGCGCTGGATGCTGTCGACTGTGCGTTGGATGCGGCGGCGGACGCATTCTCGGCGATCCTCCGTGCGTCGCTGGTCTGCGCGGCGTTGGCGAGTATGTCGGATTTCGCCTGCTCGATCTGCCTGGTGTTGTCCTGCACGTCGGCATAGCCGAGAGTTGACCATGCGGTACCGTCCCAGATGAGCGTTTCGACGATGATGTCGCTGAGCGGTATGAGGTCGGACGGGGAATTATCCCGTTCACCCTCCCACACGGTGTAGAAGTCCGCGAGGTCGGACGGGGAATTATCCCGTTCACCCTCCCAGCGCGTGAAAAACGCCTGGGTACGGAGCCACAGGTCACCCGTGTTCGGATGCTCAGGCTTGTCTGGCCCACGGTAGGTGTGTGTCTTGGCGTGCGCCTCGAGATAAGCGTCGGCGGCGGCCTGCTTGGCGTCGCTGATGTCCTTTCTTGCCTGTGTGAGCGTCGACTGGGTTTGTGCCAACGATTTACCGGTGTCCGCGATCGTCTGCGTGTTGGCTTGGATGTCCTTCTGCGCCTGCGACAGCTTAGCGGTGTTGTCCTGCAACGTCGCGTTCGCCGAGGTGATGGCAGCCCGGTTCGCCTTGATGTCCGACTTGGCGGATTCAAGATCCTTCGCCGTGGCCGCCTGGGCAGCCTGATTCGCGGCGATGTCCTTCCGCGCCTGCGATAACTTCGCGGTGTTGTCTTTCAAAACCTCCTTGTTGGCGGCGAGGTCCTGCTGGATCCGCTCGACCTCCTCCGGCGACACCGCCGAAGCCACCGTTACGGTGGCGATGGCCGACCAGTCGGATTTGTTCCCCGCATGGTCGACGGAACGCAAAGCGTAGAAATGCTCGGAGCCTGCTTCCAAGCCGGTCACGAGGTAATCGCCCCTACCGGACTGCGTTGCGCTGATCACAGTCATACCGGCAGCATTGACGCCCTCACCGACCTCGATATGGTCGAAATCCGGTTCCATGCTTGCGCCCGCGTCGGTTTTGCCGTCCCAATGGACGGTGACCACGCCAAGCTCGGAGGAGAGTACAGGTTTGCTCGGCACGGAGCATGGGGTCACGTCGTTTTCGACGGTGACGACGACAGGAGTGCACCATGCGCCCGGCTGGTCGGAGTATGTGGCGTTCGCGCGGACGCGGATCTCCACCTGTGTCCCGCAGTCGAGGTTGCCGATGCCGAGCGTCGTCTTGTCGGTCGTGCCGGCCGCATGCCATGGCGCGCCGTCGGCATGCGTGCGCCATTCGACGGTGTACCCGCTGATTTCGAGCGCCGTACCGTCGGTCGCGGTGGTGACTGCCGCCCATTGGATAGTTGCAAGGCCACGCGCATGTCCGGTCGAGTCCAAATATGCTGTGGTTGCAGCAGTGAGTCCGGCTGGCGCGGCGGCGACGCGATGGTCATGCTCGCTGGCCGCCTTGCCGCCTTGGCTTCCGGCGAGGCTTGCGCCGCCGGTGATGCCCTGCATGCGCTTCGACTGGCGGACTGACGCATCATACTTGATGTCGTTCAGGGCGAGGCTGACGGTGAGCCCGTCTCCCTGTCGCATGCTCACGTCGATCTCCTGCACGCGGGTCTTCTCCGCGTGGCTCACGGTTGGCGCGGTGATCCAATCACCCGCATGGTAGTCGACGAGCGGCAGGTGGGTGATGTCACCCGCAGTGAGGACGGTGCGCGTGTACTGTCCGCGCACGCGCGCCGCGTCAGCCAATCGCGCTTGCATGAAAGCGGTAGCCGTCGCCTTGTCGCTCACACCGCCCTGGGACACGTAGTCCTCCCATTTTCCCCATGGTTGCGGTGCCGCTGGATTGTCCATCGTGAAGACGAGGCTGTTGTCGCCTTCCACGAGGATCGTAGAGGCGAGGCTGCTGATGCTCTCCTCGTAGGGGGCTTCGCTGATGTCGCGGCCGAGCTGGAGGATGACTGATTCCGACAGGTCGCGGGACAGTTTCCCGCTGTCCGCGTTGTAGACGTCGAGGCGGCGTTTGCTGGTGCGCCAGTCGCACCCGCCGCCATGCACGAGCGAGGAGAGCGCGGACTGCAAGTCAACGCCGAGACTGTAATAGAGCGTGTATTTTCTGGCCCAATTGTCGCCGCCCGCGTCCTTGGCCGTGTCGAAGCCGAGCGTCAACCCGGCTGCGACACCGCCGCGCGCCGCGTTCTCATCCATCAGCGTCTTCACGATCAGGCCGGGATTCGACGAATAGAACGGGCGCTTGCCCTTGTTGTCACCGTCAGCGAGCAGATGCTTGGTGTCGAGCATCTTGGCCTTGGACAGGAGCCATTGGATGCACTGGCCCGTGTATTTCACGGTGCCGGTACGGTCGTCGGTTTTCCCGCTCCGTCCGGTGATCACGTATCGCGCGTTGTCCGGCTCGACATAGCCGGTGCCGTCGGACACTTCGAGCGCGATCTCCAGCCCGTCGGTCAATTGCCTGTCAAGCAGGTTCGCGCCGGCCGACAGCGCTGAGTATTCCACGGTCAATGCGCCGGCGTCATCGTGGATGATGCTCGCGTCGAAGCTGACCGGTTCGGGCAGGACGCCTAGACGTGCGCCGAAGGCTCGATAGGCGACGAGACGGGCATACATGGTGCGAGACATGATGATTTACTCCCAGCTTTGGAAATAGCGGCAGAGGACGCTTCCGGCTGTGCCGCCGGACTGTGTGACGGTGACACGGTAGTCGCCGGTCGTATCGTCTGGCCAGACCTGCAATGGCTGGCCGGACCAGTCGACGCCGCAGCTCACGTCGGTTCCACCGGTCCAAGCAGAATCAGACGAAGACGTCCATGCGTGCCGCGTGAAGATGTTGATGTACAGATATGGCTCTTTTTTGTCGCGTGTACCGCTCCATGTCAGGTCGGTGCCGCTCACCGGATCGGCGATGCGGATACCGGTCTGATTGCCGAAACGCAGGCGCATGCGTGTGATTGGCGCGTCGGACAGCCAGCCGTCAGGCATCACGTCGAAGAGGTCGGACGGGGAATTGTCCGGCTCGCCCTCCCAGCGCGTCCAGTAGCCTTTGCTGTTGGCCTCGTAGCTGCCTGGGAGGATGAGACCGCCGGCTGCGTCAATCGTCGACCATTGCTCGACGGTGCCTTGCCAGTACACGTCCGGCAGCTGGAAGACCGCGGTTTCCGCGCGCCTCCCGCCCCACGGCTGTTCGTCCCCGTCGGGCTTGCAGCTGGTGAGCACGCATCGCGTGCGCATCCGCCGCTCCAAGCCGCTCACCGTGTCACGCTCGACGCGGGTGATGGTGTTGGCATGACGGCACAGACGGCGGAAGCGGCGCATGAGCATGTCCGCGTCCGCGCCGCTTGCGACCGCCTTCAACGTCAGCTCAGGAGTGTCGAGGTCCATGACGCCGCCCGGCATGGCGGCACCGTTCCGCCCGTTGACAGTGACCGATGTGACCCGCGTCGCGATTGACGTGTAATGCGTCGAGCCGACGACAAGGTGGAAGCCGGGCCATGACAGATCGACATCATTGAGCTTGTAATCAACGATGAGCATTGTCGTGGCCTTTCTTGGTTACCATTGGGGCATCGCCTCGGTCTGGAGCTTCTGCTGGGTGGAGATGCTGGTCGGGGCGATCGCCGGGTAATAAATCGACTGGGTAACATACGTGTTCCCTCCGGCAGTGCCAGAGCCGTCCACGGTGTTCGCGCTGCCTGTCTTGGACACGCCGATACTGCCGGTGATGTCGGCGTTCATGCCGCCGATGGTCCGCTGCACGTCCTGCCAGCCGTCTCGCAGAGCCTTGTCGAAGCCGCCCATGATCGCATGTCCGGCGGGGATGAGCATCCGCCGGTCATAGGAGAGCGGGCCCTTGTGCCTGACAATCCAGTCGCCGATGCCGCTCACGAAATGCTTCACGTTGTCGAAAGCACGCCGCAAGCCGTCAAGCAGGCCGTTGATGATGGACCGTCCCGCATTGACCAGCCATGTGCCAGCGCCGGCGAAGCAGCCGAGCACGAAATTACCGACACCGGACAGCAGGCCGGCGACGATGTTCCACGCGCCGCCAGCGACCTGTTTGAAGCCGTCCCACGCGCGCCGCCAGTCACCGCTGAAAATGCCGGCGACCATGTCGACGACGCCCTTGACGACGCCGGTGATGCCTTCAAGCACCTGCTGGATGTTGCCGACGATGGACGTCACGTAGGGGGCTATCGCCTGAATCGTTGGCATGAGCGTCGACGTGACGAAACCGCAGACCGCCTGCACGACGCTCTTGACGACGCCGGCGAGCATCTGGATCACCGGGACCAGCGCCTGCAACACCTGGGCGATGGTCTGCGCCATCTGCGTGATGACCGGAATCAATGCCTGGATGAGCGGGGTGATTGCGTTGATGACCGTGGTCACGACCGGGAGCAGACTGTTGATGACCGGGACGAGACTGTTGATCAGACAGGCGATGATCGGCTGCAAGGCAGGGATTATCGCATCCAAAGCCTGCGTGATGACCGGCATGAGCGTGTCGATCAGGTCCATGACGGCCGCGCCAAGCTCCTTGAGGCTCGGCTCCAATTGGACGCAAGCCTGCTGGAGGGTGGCGAGCACGAGCTTGAGCATGTTGCCGAAATCCTGCCGGAGCTCGGGGCTGGTCGCGATGAGCGCGCCCAGCGCGGCGACGACAAGCATGACTGGGCTGGACAGGCCTCCGAGCATGCCGCCGAATTTGCTGAGCACAGTGCCCAACACGGGTATCTTGTCCACGCCGAGCGCACTGATGACGCCGCCGAGACCGCTCATTCCGAGCATACCGGTCACCGCGGCGATAGGGCCGGCCAGTGAGGTGAGCGACTGGCCGAGACCGTTCCGCGACAACCCGTTGATCTTGTCGGTCACTGTGCCGATCGCTTTTTCGATGGGCGGACCAATGACCTGCGCGACGCCGGCGATCTTGTCGAACAGCGCCGTGATGACCGGTTCTACTGCCTGCACCATCTTGATGACCGCGCCGCCGACACCGCCGAAAGCCTCGATCAGGTCGTTGCCGACGCTGACCTTGAGTCCTGCGATCTCATGCTGCAAGATCGTCATCTTGCCTTGCGGCGTGTTCGCGAGAGCTTTGTTGACGCCGCCGAAGTTGGCTTCGAGGACCTGTGCGGCCATCGCGGCCTTTTCGGATGCGCTTCCGGTTTTGAGGGTCGCCTCCTGTGCGGCGGTCATGGTGACGCCGTATTTTTTCAGGGCGGTCGCACTGCCGGTCATGACCTTGCCGAGCAGGTTGGCCATGGTGACGCCGTCCTGCGCTGTCGCCGCATACCCCTTGTTGTTGGCGATGAGGTCGGCCAAAGCGGGGGTGAGGGTTTTGACCTGGGCTGCGGTCAGCGCGAACGTGCCCAATTGGGCTTGCGCGGCCTTGAGGACGCCGCCGGACACGACGCCGGTCTGGGAGAGGGTCTTGTTCAGGCCGAGTAGGCTTTTCTGTTGGGCGTCGCTCCAATTGTTGTTTTTGGCGATCTGGGCGAATTTCGCGGTGGTCTCTTCCGCTTTTCGTGCGGCTTCGACGGACTGCTTGCCGAAGGCGACGACCTTGGCCGCGATGGCCGACGCTGCTCCGGCTATCGCGGTCATCGCGGCCTGTGCGAGATTGCGCACATGGTTGGCGGCACTCCCGGCCATGCTTTTGAATTTTCCGCCGACGGTGCTGGCCATGCCGCCTGCCGCGCTGCCGATCCTGCCGAACACGGTGTGCAGGCCGTTTGCAGCGGACGCGATCTTGGGGAAGCGGTCGGCGGTCGCCGACAATGCGGCCGACACCTTGCCTTTCATGGTTTCGGTGGCCGTGCTGATGCCGGTGATGGCGGTTTTGACCGCCGGGACGCGACTGGAAATCGTGCCAGACGCTGATTTGAAGGCGTTGGCCATGCGCCCGAACGCGGTCGTCGGTTTCGCTGCTTCCGCGGCGAGCTCGGCTTCCAGCTCCTTGAGCGCTGTCTTCGCGGCGGTGAGCTTCTGCGTGGACGCCGCGGTCTTGTCCTGCGCGTCCTTGAGTTTCAACTCCGCCTGTTGGACGCGGATCGCTGCGGCCTGCGCCTGTGTACTGTCGGCCCCGTATTTTTCAACTGCGGCGGAGAGTTTGTCCTGCGCGGCCTTGACTTGGACTGCGGCCTGCTTCTGCTTGAGCATCGCGTCAGTGTTGGCGCGGGACGCTTTGGCGACGTCGCTTTTCAGCGCGGCGAGTGCGGCTTTGGCCATGTCCTGCGCGCCGCCGTTGAAACCGTTCTTGAAGTCGGTTCCGGCTTTGCGCCCGGTCGCGCCGCCGTTGAACCCGTTCTTGAAGGCGTTCTGCGAGTCTTTGGCCGATCCGGCGACTTCCTGCTCGACCTGCTTGCGGAAGCCCTTCATGCTCGGGAAGATCGAGATGTGCCCGATGCCGAGCTCGGTGCCGTCGGTCATGACCCACTCCTTTTCAATTTTTCGCTACATGTCGAAGAGACTGCTCATCGACTTCTCGGCCTCACGCCGCTCCTGCTCGGTGACCTGCATGGCGGCGCGACGCGCCTTGTCCGGGTCGAGGTCGCCGAGCATGCCGGTCGCACCGGTGATCATGCTTTGGATGACGGCGGTCGCGTCCATGCGGAACGGCATGTGCGCCGCCCCGGCACCCGTGTATGTTGACAGGTCGGATGCGAGGCACTCGTAGAGGGCGACCGCGTCCCCCCATGACAGGCGTGTCCCGAGGTCACGTTGCAGGCTCCACCCGCGGCATGCGAAATCGGCGCGGATGCGCGGCCCCTCCTCGCCGGTCAGGCGGACGGCGAATCCGCTGATTTTCCCAGCGGCGCGCCCTGAATCTTGGCGAATGTCTCGCCGTAGTCGCCGATGATTGCGAGGGTGACGAGCATTGGCTCCTTGCGTAGCCGGTCGGCTTCGCTTTTGCCGGCGAATGATTCGAGGATGCTGGTGACGGCCTTGATCTGGTCGCCGTCTGACGCGGCCTCCTCAAGGGCGAGGAAATCGTCGATGCTCAGATTCAGCGGCAGATGGTAAACGTGCCCATATGGGGTGAGGTACCACACGGAATCGCCTTTGATGATGTGATGGACAAAGAACTGCCTGGCTGCCTCAGCTAGCGCCTCGGTCTCCTTTTTCTCGTCCCACGTGTCGAATTCCTCGACGGTCGGCGCGTCCGGTGCTGTTTTGGCTACCATTGTTTCTCCTTTTCTCGTAAAGTCTTATTCCCCTTGGTCTCACAATCCCCTAAAAGGGGTTCCGTCGCGCCGTGAGAAACAAGGGGAGCAAAGAGCGGCGCGACGGAAGAATCAGATAGCCCGGCTTACTTGCCGGTGCCGGTGGACGAGCCTGCGGACGTGGATGAGGACGCGGACACGTAGGATTCGAGGTAGCGGCTGTTACCGTCGTCGACGATGGGGTCTTTGAGCCATTCCGCGGTGAATGCGATTCCTGCCACGGATCCGCGATCCTCCTTGTCAGGTTCCGCGCCGGTGATCTGCACGACACCGAGACGGCGACGGTGACGACCGTCCTTGTAGACGGTCTCCTGGTAGGCGAGCCATTTCGTGTCCTGGATCGTGTCGGTCACGTGGTACACGCCGGCGCTGTCGGCGGTGCCGATGGTCATCTCACGGGTCAGGTCATTGTCTTCCGCGGCGGTGAATTGAAGTGTGAGCTTCGGGTCCGCGTTGAGCAGGTAACCGGGCTGGTGGAATTCGGTCGCGTCGTCGGCGTCGCGCCCGTCCTGCGGTGCGCCGTCCTTGGTGATCAGGCCGACGAACCCGCCCTTCGCGAAGATGGTGTCCAGTCCGGTGGCCGGGTCGGCGACGGTTGGCGCGATGAGCGCCGCGGTGAGTTTCTTGGTCGCATCGTAGGGGGCGAGACGGATCTTGCTCGTGGTGACGACGCGGACTTGCGTGATGTCGTTTCCTGCCGCATCTGCGGTCATGATTGCTCCTTTTACTGGTGTTGTATGGTGCCGATTGCCGAATATTCGACAATCAGGTAGTAGCGTGCTATGTCACTGTCCTCGCTGACCGGGTACGGGCCGTTGCACCCGTCCCATGTGATGGCGGCGACCGGGCAGTCGGATTGCAAGACGATGGCGGGGTCGGTGAGCAGACCGTACACGCTGGCGGCGAGGTCACGGCATGGTTTCGGCCGACTGCGCGGCCCCATGCGGACGTTCACTCCCATCTGACGGTCGAACACCAGCCGGTCGGACTGGCTGCCACCGTCATCCCTCACGGTGATGAGCGGATATGAGCCGTCGTAGCCGTCCGGCTCCCGGTTGGACACCTTGAGCCCGGCCACATCCTTGAGATGCCCGCGCAGGTATGTACACGCCCACAATTCAATGTCTGGTGGGATGACGAGCGTCATGAGACCTTGCCTGCTTTCAGCGCCTTACGCAGGTTGCCGGTCTGCGCTTCCACGAGCAGGGTGTGCGGTGCCGTGCCGACGACCAGGTAGGTGGTGCGGTGCGCGTGCTCGACGGTCTTGATCTGCAATCCGTCCCGGTATGCGCCGGTCTTGACTGGCGCATGCTCCTGCGCGTAGGCGAGCGCTTTCTCCGCGGCCCTCTTGGTCAGTGCCTTCACGCCGGCGGATTTGAGAATCCACTCGAAATTATCGGGCTTGAAATCATAGGAATCGGCCATGCTATCCCCTCCATTCGGTGAGCGGTATCTCGCATGTTGGTTGCCAGCCGGTGAAGCCGTTCACGTCACGCGCCGGGTAGCCGGTGGCCTCCCAGCGTCTCCCGTCGTCCGGGTCGGCGCGGATACGGTCGCCCGGCTTGACGTCCACGGTCGGGTCGGGGACGGTCAGGTAGGCGGTGCTGGTGGTCTGGTCGCGCAAGCTGTCCGGCGTGCGCGTGCTGCTCGACGAGCTCAACGCGCCGCGGAAGCGGAGCGTATCCGGTTTCGTCCAATCAACCGCTGTTGTGTCGCCGGAGTACTCGTCCTTGACTGATATGCCGCGGAGCCGCACCCATGTAGTGCCGGTCAGGCCGAATCCTGCTGCACCGGTGATGCTGTCCAGCAGGTTCATGGCATCCCCCCGAGCTTGTAGGGCTTGAGACGGGCTTTCTCGTCGGCCATGAGGGTCGCCGCATCATAGGATGCGCTCGCCCCGTTGACCGACTGGGATTTGACAAGCCCGACCGGGGTCAAGGCCATGCGTTTGGCCATGCTGGTGAGCACCTGCTGCACGTCCGGCGCGTCGTCATACCCGGCGTGGATCCGGTAACGGACGGCCCCGACACCGGCCGGGAATGCGCCTTGCGTGCATTCGATGAGGCCGGTGTCCGGGTCGTATGCGTAGGGGATTGGGTGGCCTTGCCGGTCGGTGAGCGATTCGACGCTGGTGACGTTCCTGGCGGGGAGCCGCAGGACAGTGCCGCCGCGCGAGTTGAGCACGCCCTCCAAAAGGGCGTTCGGCATGACATGCCAGCCGCATTCACGGCGGATGGCCGTCTGCGCGGCCTGCACGTAGAATTCTGCGGTCTCGTCGAAACCGGCGGGATCCGCGATCATGTCAGGCACGGTCATCGGCGTCTCCTCTCACTCACTTTCGCAAGGTCACTTGCCGGTGCCGGCCGATTCGGCCTTGCCGAGCGTGACCTTGACGAACGCCTTCGGATACTCGACCTGCAAAGCAATACGCTCCTTGATGCGGAACGTGATCTTGTCTGACGTGAAATCGGTGTCATGCGAATTGGTGGACTCCACGACCTGGCCGCCCCTGCGGTAGACGATGCCGCCGGCCTTGAACGCGCCGACCACGGCGGTTCCCTTGGCGACCGCGTGGGTCACGACGGTCTTCAAGCCCCAGATTGGCGGGTTCTGCAGGATGCCGCCGTTGCCGTACTGGCCGGTGAAATAGCCGCCGCCGAAATACTGGCCGTTGGAATCCTTGGACAGGCGGATCGCCTGATAGTCTAACGGGTTGATGACGATCGCGTCGGCGGAGAAGCCGGTGGCCGTGCTGATGAGGCCCGTCGCGGCGAACAGGCGGTCGGGGTCGGAGTCAGCGCCCTTGCCGAGGGTCTGCACGTCACGGTTGAGCAGGCCCTTGAGATTCGGGTCGGTGCCGTCTCCGTTCAACAGTTGCGTCTCCTCGGCCAAGCGGAGGTTGTACTGCGCGTGCTGGTTGATTTCCGAGACGACGAAGGGCAGGTCTTCGGCCATGTCGTCGGTGATTTTCCACCATGCGGCGATCTCATGCAGGGAGTCGGATTCCCACGTCGGGTCGGGCATGTGAAGCTGGGGCTTCTGTCCGCCTTCCGCGACAGTGCCGGAGCCGCCCTCGAACTCGCCGTAGACCGGGTATTTGATGGTCGTGCCGCTCATGGTGCCGGCGCTGAACAGGTCGGCGATGACGAGCGGACGCTCATACGGCCAACGGCCGTTCTCATCGGTTTCCGTCAGGAGTGGGGCGTATCCTGCGCCGCCTTCCGCGTGCGTATCCGTCGCAGCCTTGTACTCCGGGGTCGTGAAGAGTCCGGACTTGGTGTCGCGCACGGTCAGGCCCTTCTCGGCGAGCGCGCTGATGTAGAAGTCGCCGAGGGTGCGCGCCTGCTTGGCCTCATGCTTCTTGGCTCCGGCCAGATGGTCGAGACCGTCACCCGCCTCCTGGAAGAGGCTGATGCGCTCGGACAATGCTTTCGCCTCCTCGTAATGCTTCTTCAATTCGGCCTGCTCGTCGGGCGTGATGTTGTCAACGCCCTTGTCGAGGATGGCCTTGGCCGCCTTCTTCTCGGCGGCGAGCTGTTCCATGATGCTCATGGATCTCCTTTCAGTTGTTTTCCAGCGAGAAGAAGTCGCTGATTTTCCTGTATTCCTTCGCCCATTGGGTGAAAGCCTTCTTGTCTTTCCCGTGATCGTCCGGTTTCGGCGTGTCCGCGTCGTCCGTCGGCGTATCATCGGACGTTTCGTCATCGTCCGGCGTGCTGTCCGGACTGTCTTCCGACGTGTCGTCCGGTTTTTTCACGTCGCCGTTGTCCGCGGCCACGCCGTCGAGCACCTCGTTGAGGCTTTGGAGGGCGTTCCTGAGTTTCTCCTCGTTGGCGGCGCTCAGGACGCGGCCTGACTTGACTTCGAGGACTTCCGCGCCCTGGTTCGCGGCGACCTGCACGAGACTGATTTCGAAGAGCTTGACCTCGCGGATTTCCCGATACCCGTCGAACGGGTCGCCGGACTGTGCCGACTGGTCGACCCACGCGGTCTGTGTCGGGATGAATCCGATGCTCATCTGGTGGATGAGACCGCGTTTGAGGAGCTCGTAGGCGCGCTGCCCTTCCGGCAGGTCAGTGTCGAGCCGGGCGGTGACGAGCAGGCCGTGCTCGTCCTCGACGGCGCTCAATGTCTCGCCGATGATGTCGGTCGGATGATTGTCCTGATGCTGCCAGTGGATGGGGATGTGCGCCCCGCCGTCCGGGTAATCCTGCTCGAGCGTGTTGGTGAAAGCGCCTTTGACGACAACGTCGCCGTAGAGGTCCTTATCCCACGTCGACGCGTAGCCGGTGAATACGCCGGTCTGACCGTCGAGTTCCTTGACCTCGAATCCTCTGCGTGTGAGTTTCATGCTTGGTCCTCTCCGTTGACCGGATTGTTCTGCTGCGCGTTCTGCGTCCTGCCGCCGTCCTGCGGGCTTGGCTGTCCGCCGGTAGCCACGTTCAGCGGGGTGATGAGCTCATCCCCGCCTTCCACGCTTGGCATGTCGAGGATGCGGCGCGCTTGATTGGTGGTCATGAATGGGCGTCCGGTCGCCGTGCTCAGCGCCTGATACTGTTCGCTGGTCGTGCCGCGGAGTTTCGCGTCGATGTTCGCCTTGACGTAGCAGTCTGGTTGGCCGACCGCGTCCGGCAGGCTGAGATTCAATGCTTCTTCGAGGGCGACGATGTAAGGCATGAGCTCGACGTTCCATAGTTTCTCCGCGAACGCGGCGATATTCGAATTCGTCCCCGACCTGAATCCCACGTTCTCTGGGCTGACTTGGAAGGCGTTGCAGACCGCGATGTTGATGCGGTCGCGCGCCTCCAGATCATTCATGTCGACCGGTTTGAACACGTTGTCGAGGGACCGGAATTCCATGCCGTCTTTGAGGACCGGCCAACCGCCCTCACTGCCGCCGCCGGCCACGTAATTGCGAAGGCCCTGCACAAAATCGTCGTAATCCTCCTGCGACTCCCAGGGCATTTCCTTCGGCCGGAACACGTAGGCTGGTGCCTGCACGCCATGACTTGCGAGCTTCCGCCGGTAGGAGGCCATGGCGCGCGCCTCCGCCAGCAATGGGCGGAGCACGCCGGTCACACTGTCGCCGAACCGCAGGCCGTCCACGAAGCCGACGTCCAGCATGACGCGCGGGTCAGGCAAGTCGTAATGCATGCTCGTCGTAGTGCCGTCGCCGCTGATGTCCACGCCGGTTATCTCGCCGAACCTGTTGCCGGTAAGCCGGTAGCAGTCGGCAGGGATGCGCCGGAGCGTCCAACGGTCGGACTTCAAGGTGAGGACGGCGAGCCACCGGTCTTCTATGAGCATGTCACGGAGGATCGCGGACAGTAACCGGTAACGGGTCATGCCGGGGAGTGTGCTCGGACGGCGCATCAGGTCGGCGAGAGGGCCGTCAGACACTTCGACCGGATCTCCTCCGGAGGTCCGGCGGTAGACCTTGAAAGGAAGGGACGCGATATTGCGGATGATGAAATCGGAGACGACGCGCACCGCGTACTCGCGGCAATACACACCGTTGGCCCAGCCGTAGAAATCCACGTCATCAGGCCACTGCGCGTCACTCACGGCGACCGAGCCAGCGCCTTCCACGCCGGACACGACCGTGCCGGTCTCCGCTTCGCCTGTTTTCATGGCGAGATGGGCGACGCTCCTGCCGAGGAGCCTGTCGAACAATCCCATAGCCTCTCCAAATCGTCAGAATCTGATTTTGATGTTGTGACTCGGCTGTAGTTTCGGTTTCGCGCTGTCGCCGTTCATGGTCTCCAGCGCGTACAATGCTTCGCTTTCGGCGATGAGGCCGCTGATCTGCAAGGCTGATTTCTGCCGGTCCCATAATTCGACTTCGCCGAGCCTTTTCGTTACCGCGACCGACGCCTGCATCTCGACCGCCGGTTGAGGCAGGTGCCTGAGCTTTCCCTCGCGGATGCGGTCGAGGAACCGTCCGGCGCACGCGCCCAGGCGGAACCCCTCGATCAAGTGGACCGTCCACCCGGCCTCCTGCAACGGGTCGACGAAATCGACCGCGGGACAGCCGCGCGACTGTACCGCGACCTCGCTCACACCCCACTTCGCGCGCACCTTGTCGATGTAGGCGGGAACCCAGAGCATGCCGTCGCGGCGCGCGATCAATTCGACGTGCGGCAGGCCGTCAGCCCTCAACCCCGCGGCCGCGACATACGAGGTGCGCCGGTCGGCGCTCGTATCCACGGCGAGGACCACACGATTCTCGTCCGGGATCACACTGTCTGCGTCGATGCCGGCCTTCCACAAGTCCGGGCGAATGAAAGGCACGATGTCGGCTGTCACCCACTGGCAGAGCACTTCCGTCCGATAACTCGTCTCGCTCATGCCGTCGATATCGCTGCGCACACTGTCCACGGTCATCGGCCCGTACCCGATGCTCGGGTTCGCCTGCCGTATCGCATCGGCGTCATCGACCGGGCACTTGTCCGGCGCAGACCATTCAAAGAAGCCGAAAGTGTCGTCGCCCTGCTCGCCGTCGGCGAGCTTACGGCCCTTCTCCACCTGTTTCTTAAGGATGATCGACCGGCAGTCGCCCGCGTTCGAGATGCCCCACAATTGGCTGGACCAGATGGCCTTCGTGGTCTGCGAGACCGCGTTCCACCCGTCGTCCGTATGCTGCTCGCGCAATTCGTCGAAGATGACGCGGGCGGCGCTCTTGGAGCGGATGCCCTTATCGGCGCGGACGATGTACCGTGCCTTTGACTTGAGCTGTATTGCCTCCTCGCCGTTGGTGTTGACGAATTTCTCGGTCATCTCGGACAATTCGGGGATGACGAGTTCGCGTTCCTCGTCGGACTGCGGTGCCGGATTGCACCACTCTTTGACAGTCGAATAAGGGCCTTTCGCATTGTCGAGCGTCTGAGCTGCTCCGACGACCAGGAATCGGCTGGGCTTGACCTTGTCCGGATGCTTCTGCGCATCCACGAAAAGCCACCAGGCGGCAAGAACACACATCAGCGTTGTCTTCCCGTTCTGCCGAGCAACCTCGACGATGACCTTCCTGAAACGGTAGGAGCCGTCAGGATTCAACTCGAGCGCATGCACGAGCAGCCACTGCTGCCAAGGGTACAGGTGCACGCCGAGCACGACCTCCGCGAAAGCGATGACCTCGAAACCGGCGCTCGTCTCAGGAGTCAGCTTTCGTTTCGGCCTGATCCACACGCGGGGGAGCGTGATCCCATGCTCGCCGTCATCTATCGCACCGAAAACCTTCAAATTCTCGGCGCTCATCACATGCCCCTTATCCGAATCTCTTCATGAAATCCTGCATTTTCAGCACCTTGCTGTCCGCGGTGGTGCCTGACGCCTCTTCCATGGGCTTCTGTTTCGGCGGACGTCCGGCCTTCCGCGGCTCGTCAAGCGTCAATCCGAGCGACTGGCAGTATTTCAGGAACGTCGGGACGCTCACATTGTCCAGTTTCCCGTTCTCGTCAAGAAAACCGGTCTCGGCGACACTGTCAATCCGCTTCGCAAGCAGTCTGGCGGCCGCAACGACCGCTGAATTCACTGCCTTCACCTGCGGATTGTTCCGCAGAGAGCGCTCCAAGGCGTCCGAAACCGATTCGCGGGGGAATTTCGACGACATCACGGCTCCTCTCAAAATCCAAAACAGCGGAATGTCACGCGCGCGACCCACGCGGGATAACACCATCGGGGGGAGGACCGGCGTTCAGGCGACAGGCTGGTCGTGTTGGTGTCTGTTTGGGGATTTCACCGCCCCTTGGGGTGTGGTTGTTGTGTTATGCCCATTGTCTGCTGTTGATTCCGATGGGTGTTGGCGGGTCTTGGTTGCCTCTGAGGCGGTTGCAGCTGGTGTGGCTTGGTCGGAAGCCTGCTGGGTCTTCTTGTTTGTCTGGGTATTTGCTGACTGGGTAGAGGTGGTCGAGGTTGAAGCTGTCGTCGCTGGTGTTTTGTGGCGCGTTGTAGTCGATGGGCATGCCGCATAGCCAGCAGACGGCGTGTTTGGTTTTGCATGTGGTGAAGAATTGGGCGCGTTCTTGTTTGAATCTGCGTGTGTTTTTGCGGAGTGTGCGGCTGGTCATTGGCGCGTCCTCTTGAGTGTTGGTGCTCACGCGCACGCCGCAAGAATTGCCTGTTGGTTGGCGGCGTGCGCTTGCCGTGCGCTCATCGCTTGCGCATGGTGTGAGTCTTTGGGAGTTTGGTCGATTTGACCGAAGCGTCGAGCAGTCGGGGCACATGACTTATTTTCCCTACTGCTGACGCTTCCAGTATATCACGCGGGCGGTGACAGTCAAGCATCATGCGTGATGTGTCGGCAGAGTTCGCCGAGGTCGAGCCGGTAGGTTCCTAGCCCGGTGTGTTGGGCGTGGATTGTTCCGCGTCTGATCCATTGGCTGAGTGTGTTGCGCTTGACTGTGATGCCGTAGGCGTGTTTGAGCCGTTGGGCGATGTGGCTTGGCGTCCCGGTGATTGTGATGCCGTTGAGCCTGTTGTTGCGCGTGTTGATGATGTCGTGGGTTTGGCTGGTGGTGTGGCAGGCTGGGCATGTGACGGTTTCCGCTGCAGGTGCGCTGGTGAGTTGGATTCCGCATTCTGGGCAGTCTCCGATGATGATGCGGTCGTCTTCCGGGGTGAGCGCGGTTTCGATGATGTCGCTGATGCGGGTGAGCTGGTGGAGGTCGTCGCCTGCGGTTGGCAGGTTGAGTGCCTTCCGTCGGTTGATGGTGATGGCCTGCCATGTGTGATGCCAGCCGAGTCTCGCGTATCGTGGGTCGAGTTGTCCGGCGATGCTTGCGAGGGTTTGTTCGGCTTGTTGGATGAGCATGGCGGCGTTGATGTCGATGGGGAGCGGCGCGGTGCCTCTGGTTGGTGTGTGTTGGTGTTCGCCGATGCGGGCTTGGCGGAGCATGATGCTGGTGAGTGCCGGGAGTTGGATGCGGGCGAGTGTGTTGAGTGCGCGTGCGTATCGGGTTTGGCAGTCAGAGCAGAGTCTGCTGGTGGTCGGTTTGCCGCATGCGTCGCAGGTTTCCGCTGTCATTGGTTGTGTTTGTCCTTTCTTTGGCGAGGGTGATGCTGAGGAGCTCGTATGGGATCCCGAGTGTTTGGGCGATGTCGTGTTGGCTGATGCCGTTTTCTTGGAGCCGTTGCGCGTGTTGGATTTGCTGTCTTGTCAGTCTTCGTCGCATGACGCCTCGATGATGCCGGTGAGCCGGTAGGCGGGCTGGTTGCCGATGGTGCGGTTGAGGACTTCCGGCCATGGCGTGCCCTGGTCTCCGTCGGCGAGCCAGATTGGCTGCGCGTCGCCTGTCGTGTCGTAACAGGTGATCCAGCCGTCCTGGTCGATGTTGATGAGTGTCTGCCGGTCGGCGGTGATGTACCATCCGTGTTCGGGCGTGTTCCCGTCTTTGAGTTCGGTTGGTGTGATGATGCGTGTCTTGTGTGCGGTCATTGTGTTTCGATTCTGTTGAGCTGGTTGGCGAGTGTGCATGCGGTGTCGTCTGGTTGGGCTGTTGTTTCGTCGCGTCCGAGTGCTTTGAGGACGTGCGTGCATTTCCATGTGTGCCTGTGCAGGTGGGCTGGCTGGGTGCCGCTCATGTCGGCTCGTGTTTTGCACCAGCCTTGGAGTAACCGCGCCCATGCGTCTGGTGGTTTGCGCGTGTTCCCGTGGTGGCGTGTGAATGCTGTGATGGCGTCGCGCATGTCGAGTCGTGGGTAGGCGTCGCGGAGCTGGCTGATGGTGTCGGCCCCGTGGGCGGTGTGTATCCACTCGTCGGCGGTTTCGGTTTCTGCCGGCTCTTTGGAAGAAGAATGTAATTCTTCTTCTTTCTTGTTTTTCGTTTTATGTTTTATGTTTGTCCCGATCCTGTCGGATTTCTGCCGCGGTTCTGCCGGCAGACTTCCGGCAGAATTTTCCTTTTTGGCTTCATACCGCCGTTTTTCCCTTTGCCGTTTGTGCATGATCTGGTCGCGTGAATTGTTGTGTGCAAGGTAGTCGTGGACCTGGTAGCCGTCACCGGTTTCGGTGATGAGCCCGGCTTCGATGAGCGCTGCGACCTCATCGTCGGTGGCGCGCAGGAGGTATCGCACGGCCTTCCGGTCTACATGCCCGTCGGTCATCTTGTCCGAACAGTAGGAGAGCATCATCGTGTAGACGCCGACGGCGCTCTTGCATGTCTCACACAGTTCCGCGATCTTCACGTTCCGCCAGAAGCCGTTGGACAACTGGGCGTACCCTTTCCTGCCGTCGCTTCCCGCCATTGATACTCTCCTACGTTGTGCTATCTGTCGCTGAATAATGGGGTTCCCGCCCGCATGATGCGCTGGCATTTTGGACAGAGCCACCGCACACCATCCCACGCCCATCCGATGAGATCGAGGTTGTCTCTCAGTTCGCTCATGGTGTTGGCGACGATGACCCCGCCGATGTCCGCCGCCGTGCGCCAGCATCCTCCGCATCTGGCTGTGAGCCAATCGGTCTTATCGATGGCGAGCGCTTTGTCCGTTTTGAGAATCCCATCATCGAACATCAGCGTTCTCGCTCTGATTCTCGACTTCTAACTGCATTGAACCGGTGTAGCCGAGCAGACTACCGCAGTATGTGATGATGTCCTCGTATGCCTTGATCCGCCCGTTATTCCATGAGAGGATGCCGTCGTCCAGCCATGGGACGTTTTCGAGATAATCGCGTTCTATGTCTCGTTGTTTCTCGCAGTAGGCGATGACGGCCTTCAACGTCTCGTCTTTCTGTGTCACGTTAATCGCCATCATTCACCGTCCTCGCTTTGATTTGGCACTTCGAGCGGCATCGAGCCGCCATATCCGAGCATTTCCCGGCAGTGACCGGCGACAGCCCAGTATGCGTCGCCTGCCGCGTCAGCTCGCACACGGTCATCGCCATAAGTCGTGCGATACAAGTCGTTCTGCTTGTCTGCTTCCTGCTCACACCATGCGATGATTTCGTGGAGTGTCTTGTCCTTCTGCGTCACGTTAGTCGGCATCATTAGCTCCTTCTTTGAGCCTCGCCCCGACGATTTCCTTTGCCGCGTATTCCAAGGCGTCCACATAACCCTGGTAGTACGGGTCTTTCATGTCAGCACAAGCCCGATTCAACTCCACGTCGTCCTCCATGTCCTCGATGATTCCGCGGAGTATGGTGTTCACATCCATGGCCATGGGTATTCCTTTCTAATCCATTGGATGATTTCCTCGTAGACTTGCATGCGCGTCTCGTCATGCTCGAGCTGCGCGTAGGTCGCCTGCCGGCGGCAGTGGTCGATGATGTCGCCCAGGGCTCCGGCCGGTGTAGCATCGTCGAGCTGGTCTTGCAGCCGGTCGACCTCTTCGGCCAATTCGTCGCACTTTTCCCGGAGCGCGTCCAGCTTCTCGTCACTCGTCACCGTCAGCCGTCCCATCTGCTACGAGTTCGGCGAGTTTCGCGGTGAGTACCTGGATTGTCATGGCGCACTTGTCGAGGAGCGTGTCCACGTCGTCTGTGTTGTAGCCTTCGCGGAAGCGTGTCATGCGGAATCTCGCCGTTCTGATGTCCTTCGGCGTGACTAGTGCCATGCCGGTCGTCTCATACTCATTCATGTCAGTCCGCCGTTTCGATCATGTGGATGATTTTCTGCGCGTCGTCGATGATGCCCTGCACGTCTTTGACGAGCTGTTCGGCGTCCATCTTTTTCGCCGTGGTGATCGCCTGATATGATTGTTGGCTCAATTGCGAGAGCATGATGATTGCGTCGGTGCGCTCCTGCTCGGTCATGATTGATGCTCCTGTTCTGGTTCTTGGATGATGATGGTGATGTCGTATTCTTTGCCATCGCCAGTGTCTCCGCGCCGGTAGTCCGGTCCGGTCACATACGTGCTGTTGTCGTCGGGCCACCAGCCGGTGAGGGTGATGGCGTCGAGTATCGCCTTGACCATGGGCGCGGCGTTTTCAGGGTCGAACCGTCCGTGGGTGAGTGGGCTGATGCGGGCGATGACGCGGACCGGCCAGTGTGACGGGCGGGGGACGCCGCGAAGCTGGTTGCGCGCCAGGATGTAGGCGCGCTGCTTTACCGCACTGGTATGCCGGTATTTCGCCTGCCATGCGCCGCGCCGGTTCTGCGTCCACCACTCGTTTTTCGGGATCTCGAACGCGAGTTCGATTCGCATCAGAAGACATCTCCTGCGTTGTACTCGTCGGACCATGGGTCGGTGGCCGTGCCGACCTGCGGCTGGGCCGGTTGCGCGGCCTGCGTCGCCTGCTGGTTGCGTGTCGAGCCGACGAACCCGGTCGACTGCCGTGGCGCGGCCTGCTGCCCGCCCTGGTTCTTCTTTGGTCTGTGTCCGAGGATGTAGATGCGCTGCGGGTGCACACGGTTGTATGTCCTGCCGTCGTTCTGACCATCGGTTTGGCTGAAAGCCCCCTTGACGAGCACTTTCACGCTTTCACCGGCTGTCAGGTACGACTCAATGTCCTGCATGACATGATCGGTGTACTGGGTGCCGTTCACGTCGAAGTACATCGTCTTGAGGTCTTTCCACTGCCCGTCAGCCTGCTTGTAGCTTGGCGTGCATGAGACTTTGATGACCGCGCCGCCGCCCTGGAAGCGCTTGACGTCGAAAGCGTATCCGACGATTTCGATTTGCGGTTCGTTGGCCATGGGTCACTCTCCTTCGATGCTGTCTGCCGGCCGGGTGAGGAAGCTGTAGGTGGGTGTGGTCTCGTCCGCGACCGCCGCCTTCTGCGCCTGCGTGTCAATCGGCAGGTACGGGAAGGAGCGGCGGATGATGGTCTTTTTCGCCATGGCGACGTAGTCGGTCTTCCAAGGGCCGGCGTTCCCGGCCTTGCTGCGCGCACGCACCGCGTCGATCTCCGACTTGGTCATGAATTCGGAGTGCGAGCCGCCATTGGTGAATTTGGCGCACAGGAACACGAATCGGAGGTTCGCCGGGTCGTGGCTCGCGTCCAGGTTGATTGGCATGTCCTTGAGTCGCGGCTCCCCGTCCTCGCCCATCATGAGTTCGATGCCGTCGCCCTGGAATGCGGCGGTCACGGTTATAGACTTCAATTCGCCGCTCCTGCGCGCAAGGTCGAGCATGCCCTTGTAGCCGAGGATGAATGTGGCTTCCGGGCGTCCGCTCGCATTGTTTTTGTTGCCGTAGGGCAGGATGTACGCTTTTCCGAGGCCGTCGACGCTGCTCGGCTCAAGGCCGAGGGCAGAGCATTTCATGCAGCATGCGACGATGGACTCCGGCGTGCATTGCAGGAGTTTCGGCTCGCGTGACACGGCGGATTGGAGGAGCCCGTAGAGCCGGTCTGCGGTGAGCGCGCCGCTCATGACGCTTTCGATCTGCTTGCGGTGCGAGGCGATGAGCTGGTGCATGTCGTTCATGGTGTTCAACGGCTGGAGTTGCTGTCCTGCCGTGGCCTGTGCGAGTTGTCCCATTTGTGATTCTCCTTGTTTTTACTTGGTTTTCGGTTCGATGAATTTGATTTGGAATCGTGTCTGGTCGTAGGCTTCCCGGGCTGGCTGGGCTGGTCGTGCCTTGTAGTGGATTGTTTTGTATCCTGCCTGCCATCCGCCTTGGGTGATGATGCCGCGCCGCTCGCCGCCGACATAGGCCTTGACGTTGTCTTCAAGACCTGTGCGCTGGTCGTGCAGGTGTTTCTCATCGTCCTTCAATTGGCTGATCTGCCGGAGTGTGTCCTCGATGGTCGGGTCGGTGACCTGCTCGTAGTCGTCCGGCACTTTAGCGTCTGCCTGGATGCGGTCCACGTCGTCGCCGGTCAGTGTGGGCGGGGTGTCCGACTCGACGAAACGCCAGAAGTCCTCGGCGGCCTTGGTGACCGCGTCGATGTCCTCCCGGTCGATGTCGAACCGCACTTCTACTGGTTCGGCTTCGCCGATGTCGGCGACGAACACTCCCCACGTCCAGCCGGTGACGGCCGCATAGAACACGACCTGCGGCCAGTAGTAGTCGGGAATTTTCAGGTCGCCGTCGGGTGTCTTCCAGTCGCTTGCCCGATGCACGTTGGCCGTCTTGATTTCGAGGATGCCGTTGTGCTCCGGGTTGTCGTCCCGCTGGATGATGCCGTCGAGGCTGGCGCGCATGTACGGCCGGTCGCGGTTGATGAATTGGCGTCCGGTGCCGTCGGTGATGATCCACTCGGGATGTCTTGGCCGGACCCATTCACTGCGGATCGTGTTCTCGAGCGCGTTGCCTTTCAGGATGGCCCACTTGCCGCTGATGTCTGGCGGCGTGGTCTTGTGCGTCTTCTCAAGCCAAAGTTCATATGGGGTCTTCCAGCGGTTGAGGCCGAGAATCGTCGCCATATCACTGCCGCCGATGCCGTGCTCGCGTGAGCGGAGCCACGCCTGCTCGCGGAGCTCCTTGCGGCGTATCCCGCGGAAGTCGCTGATGATGTACCGGTGCGTGTCTTTGAGGATGATGCGTTTCACTTGTTGCCTCGCGTGTTCTGGTCCTTGTCTTTTCGGGTGAGTGTGAAATACGTGTCCCTGGTCTTGCCGGTGAGGATGTCGACTCCGATTTCGAGTGCGACTTCGTCTCCCAGGCTGATGGCGTCGTCGATGAGTCCGACCGCGTCCATCAGGATGCCGCCGAGCCGCTGCCGGATTTTCCCTTCCTCGGTGATTCCGCGGAGTTTGTTGATTTCCTTGCGGTTGAGGCTGATGATTTCCTCTGCTTGCGTGCCTTGTGAGAGCATTGGCTGTCGTTCCTTGCTTTTTCGATTGCTTGCTTGTTGTCTTCGATGAGACGGTCCACGTCGATGCCGAGGCTGGTGAGGGTAGGCTTCTCGCGCTGGCCGATGCCCTGCGGGTGTTCCGCTGTGCTTGTCGGTCGTGAGCCGGGGATGAATGCTTTGAAGTTCATTCGCGCCATCGGGGTCGTGTCCTTCCCATGCTTTCCGTCCAGTCGGCGAGCGCTTGCGGCGTGTATCGGACCGGCCGGTTGTCCCTGTGCCCGTCGGCTGGTGGCGGGCCGAGTTTCACGTATTGTGGCCCGCCGCCGGTGCTGCGCTTGTTGGCTAGGGTTTTGGGTGTGATGCCGAGCATGCCGGCGGCTTCGTCCGGTGTGAGGAGTCTGCCGGTCATGTGGTCAGCTCGCTGGTCAGCCGGTCGGCGAGGTCTCGCCCGCGCTTGGTGAGCCTGTGGAGTCGGCATGGGCGGTTGTATCGGGTGCGCGCGATGGTCGGGAGCCCGGTCTGCGGGTCGGTGACTGTCTCGATGTAACCGAGTTTCTCAAGCTCGGAGCATCGTGAGCGGATCGACTGTTCGGTGTGCATGCCGAGCGTGCGCGCCATGTGCCGGACTTTGTAGATGAGCGTGCAATATGTGATGCCGTCGGTGCCATGTGTACGCTCCCACACGCTCATGGCGAGCAGGACGGCGCGTTTCGCGCGCGGCACGTCCACGGTGTCCGCCGCGTCACCGCTGGTTTCCGGGTCTGTCGCCCTGGAGTGGGCTACCGGAGACACAGGCGCAAGGAAGTCGCTGAATTCGATGGCGGTCATCGCCTGACCTCCGGTGTGCTGTTGATGGTGTTGATGATTCCTTTCAGCGCGTCCGTGATGTTTATGCGCTTGTCGATCCGGTTGATGCCGAGGTTGACGCCGGTGGCGTGGATACCGTCGTTTGAGACATCGGCGGACCCTATTTCCTGCGTCATGTCGGAGGATTCGAAGGTGACAACGATACGAGCTGTCGTGCTTTCTGGCTGTGCGTCATCATGTCCGCCGTGTTTGGTGTTGTGCACAGAGCGGTCACGCATGTCTTGTGCGATGCTGATGAGGGACATCAGCATATGCGTGAGCGTATGCGTGTCATTTTGGATGTTGTCGAGCAAATCGTATAGGCAAAGATCATCCGTCGCCCCTATGCAATATCCGTTATTGTAGAAATCGCCTGGAACTTGGTGGTTGTTGTTGTGCCTTGTAGAGCAATTAATAACCAGAGCATCTTCGGCGAGGTCGTCGTTGAATTCGAGTTCGTCTTTTTTCATTTCCTGTCTTCCTTGGTGAGTGCGTGCGCGCCGTTGAGTGCGGCTGTTTCTTCGCTGCTTGGCTGGTATCCGAGGACGGCGAGCGCCTTGTAGTAGGCTTTCGTGTCCTCGCATCCGCTTTCCGAGTCCCATGCACTGTCGGTGTCGGCGACGGTTTCCATGGTCGCGATCAGCCAGTCGAGCGTCGAGACGTGTTGACGGATGCATGCGAGGTTTTCGAGACTGTCGTATTGGCCCCATTCGCCCGGCCGGTATTCGTGCCCGGTGATTGCGCCGAGGGTTTTGACCACGCTGTCCATGTGCGGCATGTGAAACCCGTATCCAGTTGTGCCGAGCAGGGTGATGCGTGCGAGCAGGAGCGTGGCTTCGGTCTGTTTCGCTTTCGTCGCGGCGTGCATGTTCTGTTTGAGCCATGCGCGGCGCGTGTCCGTCGCGGCATGCATGAATTCGTGTCTCACCTTGGTGCGTGCGGTTTTCCGCGCGTTCCTGAGCTTCTCCTCGTCCTTGATGGCCTGCTCCTTGTCGAGCCGGTCCTGCGGGATGCGTTGGAAAGCGAGGAAGGCGTGGTGTTCCCGGTCGCCGTACACGGCTTCCGGATCGTATCCTCCGTCGACGCTGTCCAGCTTGTCGATGATGCTCGTCGCGTCGCGTGGAGTAGATGCGCTTGATGTCGCCATCATGACACGTTCGTATTCGTCGCCCGGCGAGAATTCCCAGTATGATCCCTGGAAAGGCTTGATGGCGATGCCGTGCGCTGTTAGCATGCTCACCTGAGTGTCAAACCAATGGTCGGCGGCCCGTTGCGAGCGCAAGCGGTTGAGTCGGAATTGGAAATTCTGGTCGTCGGTTTCGGCCAGCTGCTTCTGCGCGTCCGTGTCGCCCTGGAATTCGGCGATGGCGAGGAGACGGGCGACGCTGGACTGGCTGAAATGCTCGTCGTGCGTGCGTACGCTTGCAGGAATGCTGGCGATCTTGACGCGGTCGCGGACGAATTGCATGCTGCGCCCTGTCTTGCGGGCCGCGTCCTCCACGCTCGCGCCAAGGTCGAGGATGCCCTGGTATGCGTCGGCCTCCTCCAATGGGGTGAGGTCACTGCGCTGGCAGTTTTCGACGAGCATGACCTCACGCTCCTGCCTGCGGGTCATGTCCTCGATGATGACGGGCACGGTGGTGAGGCCGGCCTGTTTGGCGGCCGTGTACCGGCGGTGGCCGATGACGATGCGGTAGGTTTCCCGCCCGTCGATGTCCATGTTGCCGGTGGGGGTGACGGTGAGCGGCTGTTTGATGCCCTGCTCGCGGATGCTTGCTGCGAGGTCGGTGACGTCGCCGATCTGCTTGCGTGGATTGTCGGGGTTTTCGACGAGCTGGTCGATGGGCATGTCGGTGATCTGCATCAGCGGGTCGCCTCCTCTCCTGTGCTGCCGGTGGCGATGTCGAGCAGGGTGATGCCGAACAGCCAGCAGGGCAGGACCATGAGCCCTTCCATCGTGCCGATGACGTGCATGGTGATGATGCCCCAGATGAGCCATGTCATGGCCCATGCGCCGAGCAGCATCAGGATGATGCCGGCGAGCAGGCAGAAGATGTCGCGTGCCATGAGCTGGCTGTCAGTCAGGTCTTTGGCGTCCTTCATCACTCGCTCTCTTTCTCGGCCCGCGCGAATTCCGCGTCCATGATTCGGTCGATCAGGAAGTTCAGGTTCTCCCTGAGTTTCAGGAGCTCGGGAAGCTCGATGGTGATGTCGCGCTTGCCGAGTCCATCGCCGATGGTCAGGGTTCCGGCGACCGGCTCATGGTCGTCGGGGTCGAACACCGGCTTGAGGGTGATGGGGATGTCGCCGTAGTCGATGATCTCGCCGCCGAGCGGGCTGATTTCGATGTGTTTTCCGTGAAACGTTGCTTCGGTCATTTCTTGCTCCCTAGTTGCTGTGGATTTGCTGTTGGATTTTCTGCTCTTCCTTGGCGGCTGTGGCGATGTCGATGCCGCTTTGGAATCCGAGTGGCGTGGCGAGCTTGTCGAGCGCTTCGAGCGTCCATGTGCTCTGGCCGTTGAGCCACCGGCTGAGGGCGACGGGGCTGACGTGGCTTTCGTCGGCCAGCTCGGTCTGGGTCTTCCCGACCCTGATGAGCCTGACCCTGATGGCCATGGCCACCGCGTCCGCCGTGCCGTCGCCCGTCTGCCCCGGCGGTCCGCCGTCCTGCCGACGTTCCGCATATATGGAATCCGTACCCATGTCCTTCCGTCCTTTCCTTGAACTACGTTCATTGTAAATCCGCATATATGGAATCGCAAGTACGACACGCCGCGCGATAATTAATGCACACTGCGCGGCAATTCCACTTATATGGAGCGGTAGAATCAAGGCATGGAAGAAAACAAAGGATCGATTACAGACCGCGCCGTATCGGCGTGGCTTAAGGCGCATATGCGCCGTCAAGGCGTCCGGCAACGCGATATCGCCGACCTCATCGGCAGGAAATCAGTGACCTACGTCTCGAACTGCTTAGCCGGCAAGCAGTCCTGGCGCTTGGCCGAGCTTGACCGCATCGCCCCGCTCTTCGGCCTGCACGACGCTTTGTCGCTCATCGCCGACAGCCGCGCCTACACTCCGATGCTCGACCGCATCTTCGGCGACGAGGACGAGCGGATCCGGGCTGCGGAGCAGGCCGCACGGTCCGGCGACTGGGTGCCCGCGGCCGACGAGGACAAGGACAAGACGCATGAAATCCACGGTGAGGCGGGTGACGCCTACGAGTGACCGCCTGCCCGACCTGCCGGTCGACCGGCGCATGACCTACGGCCAGATGCGGCGGGCCGTGCTCGGCCTGCACGTCGTCGTGGCCAGCGCCATCCTGCCCGGCGACCTCATGGGATGCTACGACCGTCGCCGTGACGTGATCCTCTTGGACCGTCGTCTGACCTACCGGGCGAAGAGGTGCGTCCTGGTGCACGAGCTCGTACATTGGGCGCACGGGGACGACGGCGAGTATGCGCGCGGCCTGTGCGAGGCGCGCACGCGACGCGAGACAGCGCTGACGCTCATCGACCCGGACGAGTACGCGCTGGCCGAACGCACGTATGAGGGGAATCCTTGGGCCATTGCGGACGAGCTGGATGTGACCATGCAGGTGATCCGGGATTACCGGTCGGTGTTGGCTGGCGGTAAAATCATGATGCCAGACCAGTCGAGACCAGGGAGAGTGTCAAATGGCAATGAAGCAGGAACCTGCACCGGGATGGACATACCGGTGTGATGACCTTGATGCGCGGCGGTGCGGCTACCGTGGCATCCGCGTGTATGGCAACCGGTATGAGGTGGACAGGACGACCGTGTTCCTCCACCGGTACAAGCGCACGGATTCCCGGTCGCTGAAAGAGGTGGTCGGCGTCCGGCATAAGCCGGGGAAGAAGCTCGTGGAGCTGACGCTGACACTCATCAGGACCGACCTCATCCGATTCAAGCGCAGTGCAGACGCCGATAAGTTCGCCGAGGTTATGACCGGTGTCATCGGACGCTGACCTTCATGCTTGCCCCGCCAGCTTTGTGCCGGTGGGGCTTTCATTTTTGCGCATCGAGGCTTATGTAAAGAATGTTAAGTATGTATATATGCTTATTTAGTGTTTGAAACACAATCTCGCTGCATCTCATATCGAATAGACGTTAGTTTTTAATCTATAGTGCGTGATATGCTTTGAAACACGAAAACAGAAGAGCCCGCCGAAGCTCCGAAACAGCTCCGACGGGCGATGGAAAACCTAGAGGATTCTCCACGCCCAAGTGTACCGCGAGCCGTGGAGGGAAAGAGATGGAACAGATGGGATTCCGCAACATGGACCTGGTCGATGGTCTGCTCCGAAACGGCGCATGCAACATCGCATACGGCAAAGGCACGACGCTCGACATGACACAAGTCGTCGTTCTGTCGAAGATGGCGCGCATCACCGCCGATTGGCCGCTCGACGACAAGGCGAAGAAGCTCGGCATGATGCCGAGGACCTACACACACGGGTGGCTCGCCCTGGCACAAGACCTCGGCATGACACTGCCGGACGCGATGGACGAAATCACCGTAATCGCCGGTGAGCCGCGCGCGCTCAAGAAAGAACTCAAGGCGGTGCAGCGGATCAGCAAGACCGCCAAGAAGCTCGAAGAGGCAGGTCTCATCAAGTGCTTGCGCAAAGGCAGCGCCCAGCGGCGAAACAACGCGGTGTGGCTGCTGACCATCGGGACGCCGGACGAGAACGCCGAAGTCGAAAAATACGTGCGCCAGCATATGTACCTCTGATTTTTGACCATGTTTTGACCATGGTCACACGGGAAAAGACGGGAAAACACGGGAATCGGCGGGAATGCGCCAGTCTGCCAGCAACCTCGGGAATCGTTCTCCCGCCTTGCATTCCAAGCGTTTACAGGACATACGGGAAAGTGGGCAACGGGGGTTCGAATCCCTCATCGCCCACTTGATACGTGGTGCATACGTGGTGCCGCAAAACATTGTTTTGCGTGTGATGCGCGGCGCCGACACAGCATCAAAATCAAGGCGGTCTTTTGGCCTCAGGC